GAAACAGCCGAAATTATCAATGCTTCTACAGTAGGTTGTAATTTTATCGGTTCAATTAACGGAAACATATTAACTGTATCAAATATTGTAGAAGGTAATCTATATCTTGGTCAAACAATACAAGGGCCAGGCGTTACTTTAGGCACAGTTATTACTGCTTTAGGCAGCGAAACTGTTTTAACTGCAGCTATCAATACTGCTGGCACAGGATACGCTGTAAATGACGTTATAACAGTTTTAGGGGGTATTTATGGCAATTTCCCTTCTACTTACACAGTAAATTCAGTTAATGTTGGCGTAGCCACAGTAGGCACAATTTCAGGTGGTTCTTCTTATACAAATGGCACTTATTATAATGTTCAAATGACTTATGTAAGTGGCCCAGTTGCGACCACATATCCAAGTGCTACTATTGTGGTATCAGGTGGCGCAGTAAGTTCAGTTTCTATTACATCACCAGGTTTAGGTTTTACAAACACAGGAACAGTATTGTCTGCTCCTAGCACATCAATTGGTGGCACAGGATCAGGATTTACTGTATCAGTAGCAACTTTAACTAGCACAGGTGCAGTTACATCATTAACGCAAACAAGTCCAGGTCAATATACTTCATTACCTAACAATCCAGCGTCTACATCAACAAATGGCACAGGCACAGGATTAACCCTTAATTTAACTTTCGGTTCAGGTTCAGGTGGAACAGGTAATTATGTTTTAAATAACTCTCAAACTGTCGCATCTCAAACAATGTTTGGATTGAATTTTAGTATTATTCCTTCATCTGATGGCGCATTTCAAGGTGCTAACACAGTTGATACTGTAGACAATTATTTTGTATATAACGACCCTAATTCACAACAATGGGCAGCTTCCAATATTTTAAGCCCTATAACTTCAGCTTTAAGTTTTTCATCTAAAGACGGATCGCCTGATAACCTAGTTTCTCTTATTGTAGATCATAGAGAAGTTTATTTAATGGGTGAGAAATCATCAGAAGTATGGGTAGACGTAGGAACATTTCCGTTTCCTTTCCAACGTATTCCAGGCACATCTACTCAACATGGTATAGCGGCTCAATTCTCGTTATCTAGAGTAGGTAACTCATTTGCTTATGTTTCTCGTAACAATCGTGGTCAAGCTCAAATTATGCAAATGAATGGTTATATCCCACAAAGAATATCAACTCATGCTGTAGAAAATACTTTAGTAGATCAATATGTAGATGACGCAATAGCATGGACTTATCAACTAGAAGGACATGAAGTTTATGTTGTTTCTTTCCCAACAATAGATTTAACTTGGGCTTATGACGCAACTACTAATATGTGGCACAAATGGTTATGGGTAGACAATAACAATGTTTATCATAGACACAGAGGCAATTGCTCAACTGTATTTCAAGGTTTAGTTTATGTGGGTGATTGGCAAAATGGTATTCTTTACCAATTAGACTCTAATAACTATACTGACAATGGTCAAGAAATTAGACGTTTACGCAGAGCGCCACACCTTGTTACAGACTTACAACGTCAATATTTAGAAGAATTCCAAATACAATTTCAACCTGGCGTTGGTTTAAATGGTCTTTCTAAAACCACTTATTCATCTACAAGTGCTGTTGCAGGATTAGCAATTGCAGGTAGAGCTATTGCAGGAACATCATCATTAGCAACTGTAGGTGCTAACCCACAAGCTATGTTACGTTGGTCTAATGACGGAGGTTCTACATGGTCAAACGAACATTGGACTTCTATTGGTCAAATAGGTAAATATAAAAATCGTGCTATTTGGCGTAGATTGGGTTGGTCAAGAGATAGAGTTTTTGAAGTGGTAGTTACCGACCCTGTTAAATCGGTTATAATATCTGCTAATCTAAAAGCATCTGAAGGGGAAAACTAATGTCAAATGGTATTTATGGTTCAAATCAGACAAATCCTTACCCACAAGCTGAATTTTTAGAGCCTTCAAGCAAAAGACCACATAGAGCGTGGCAACAATATTTTTTAAATTTAGTTAACTTTAGTCATGCTGATACAGCAACTTCAGGCACAGCACAATTACCCCCTGCGCCTCAAGGTTTTGTAAATATGACTGTTAACGGAAAACAAGTTAAAGTTCCTTATTATAATCAATGAGTAACGAACAATTATTTAATAAGTTAAATGGCACATTTGAAATTGATCCAAATGTTATTCATTATTTTTCAGATGGTTTATATGCTAAACAAATGACAATGCCTAAAGGATTTATGGCAGGTAAGCACGTTCATAATTACAGTCATTTAAGTGTATTAGCAAAAGGCAAAGTTGTTGTAAGAACCGATAATGAAGCTCAAGAATATACTGCACCGGCTTGTATTACTATTAAAGCAGGTGAATATCATACAGTAGAAGCACTAGAAGATTGTGCATGGTTTTGTATTCACGCCACGTCAGAGTCTGACAAAGTTGATGACGTTTTAATTGTAAGGAAGGATTAATTATGTCTTGGAGTTGGGTATCTGGTATTGGTTCTGCAATAAGCGGTATAGCAGGCGCATTGGGAGCAAGTAGTGCGGCTGACGCACAAGCGGCGGCTGAACAACAAGCAATACAAGCACAGCAACAAATGTTTAACCAACAATTTGGTGCTTTAGCTCCACAAAGAGCAGCAGGTTATAATGCTTTAAATGAATTAGGCGCTTTAGGAAGTGGCCCTTATACTCAATACAACGCTCAAGGACAAGCCACAGGTCAAGGCACAGGAACAGGTTATTTAACTCACCAATTTGGCAATACCGATTTAAACGCTAATATTGCACCTAATTATGCTTTTGGACTTCAACAAGGATTGGGAAATGTTAATGCACAAAACAATGCTTTAGGTGGAAGAATTGGTGGAAATGCCTTACAAGGTGCAAATACATTTGCTCAAAATTATGCAGGTAATGCTTATCAACAAGCATTTAATAACTATCAAGGACAACGTAACAATATTTACAATACTTTAGCTGGTATTGCAGGTATTGGTCAAAATGCTCTTAATACAGGCGCACAAGTAGGTATGAACGCAGCAAACGCTATCGGACAACAACAAGTTGGTATAGGTAATGCTCAAGCAGCAGGATATATGGGAATGGCAAATGCAATTGGTGGTGGCGCTCAAGGTATATCAAATTCTTATTTACTATCTCAATTGTTAAATCAAAATGGCAATATTAATTCAGTTAATCAACAATTAAATGCTCTTGGGTCACCTTATAATTATAATACTATGCCAACAAATCCCGCAGAGTCATTTACTCCTAAAGAAGTAACTGGTCAAGGAATATAGGAAAAAATTATGGCAGACTATAACGTATCAGACGTAGCATCAAAAGTTAATATTCCAAATCAAATGTCACTTGCTGACATGATTAATATGGCTCGTAATGTCCAGTCATATCAACAAGCGCAACAAATTAATCCTTTACTTTTACAACAACAACAAGCTGAAACTAAACGTGCTGGTGCAGAAGCCAATGTATCTGAACAAACACAAGAACCTAGAATTTCAACTATTAAATCTGAATCAAATATAAAAAATATTGAATCAGCAAAAGCAGATCAAATTAATAAAGAAAGATTAATAACACAAAACTTAATAGCTCATCCTGAACAATGGACTAATGCAGATGGTCAACCTGATTTAAATAAAGCATTTCAAGTTTTTACTACTCAAGCACCTTTAACAGGCGCTGAAACTGTAGGTAAAATTGCAGAAACAGTAGCCCATAAAGCTACTGCTGACAACGCCACATTAAAATTAAATCAAGATACTAGAGAAAAATTTGGTTCTGCAATAAGCGCTGTTGCAAGATCAGGAAGCAAAAATTTAAAAGATTATATAGAAGCAATAGATAATACATTACAACAATATCCTAATGTTCCAAGCGCTATTCACGCTGCAGAATCATATAAAAAATTATTAACCCCTGTAAACCCTAAAGATTTACCTGCAAAAGGTATTATTGCGGCCAATTCATTTTTAACACCTGCTGAAGCTTTACCAAAAGCAACAGTTAATGCAGCAGGTCAAACTGTTATTTACAATCCACTTACCACAGAAATTGGTGCGCCAGGTTCTCAAGGTATATCTAGTAAAGGTAATGGCGGTAATCAAGGTCAAGGATTAGGAATAAATCCATCAAGTGTTCAAGTTAAATCTTATGAAAATCAAGTTGCAAATGTTGCAGAAGATTATAAAAATACTGTTGCAGACGCTACAAGTGCAGCTAAAAACATTGGTCTTTATCAAAAACTTAAAGAGTATTCTAAAGGTGCATCTACAGGTGCATTTGCAAAACCAAGAGAATTTCTTAATAATGTTGCACAAACTTTATCAATTAAAAATGATGAAACTGCTACTGATACGCAATTACTTGATAAAATTTCTGCACAATTAGCTTTACAAGGTGGCAAAAATGGAACAGATTTTGCTACAACAATTAGACAAGCTGCTGACCCTAATAAACACATGACACTTCAAGCTATTGAGCAAGCATCTAATCAATATATTGGTCAAGAAAAACTTAAACTTATTAAACAAGCAATTATGCAACAATATCAAACTAATCCTGAAAAATATTCAAAAGCACTTGTTCAGTTTAATCAAATTGCTGATCCTAATGTATTGCAATGGAACTCAATGTCTGATGACGCTAAAAGAAAATTTAGAGCTTCTATGAATGAAAAAGAATGGACTGCATTTAAGAAAAAAGGTGAAGCTATGACTAATATTGATAAACGATATAATTTAGGATTAATGTAATGGCTTTTGCTGATGAATATGATGTAGTTTTGCCTAATATTCCTGTTACAGCTAAAGATTTAAGCAAAAACAAAATAGAAGATGAAGATTTGCTCGGTGCTAATCCTAATTCTTTTATTAGTCATCCAGAACATGAAGAGGATTTAATTGGATCAGGCGCAATAGAAAATCCATCTTTTGGCAATGAGGCTGACATTTTATTGCAAGAATCTAAAAAACCAAATCCTTATGAATCAATGCCTACATCTCAAAAAGTTTATCAAGGCGCTAAAGAAGCATTATTAAGTCAATGGTTAGCATTAAAACAATTAGGTGAACCTTTATATCCTGAAAAAAAACCAAGCATAGAAAAAGAAGTAAAAGAACAAAGAGCTAGAACAGAAAATTTACTTCAATATCCATCAGCTATGACAGGTTATATTGGAGCTAATATTGGTGAAGCGCTTTTAGGTGGTGAAGCAATACAAGCTGCAGGCGCATTAACTAAATTACCTGCATTAGAAACAATAGGTTCACAAATAATAAATCCTTCTAATTATAAAGCTGCGGCTACTGTTGGAGCAACTCAAGGATTATTAACTCCAACATTAGAAGATGAAAGTAAACTTGCTCGTGTTGGTGTTGGTGCAGGTGCAGGAATTGCAGGATTGGGTGCTACTAATGCTATAGGTAGAATTGCTCAACCTATTAAAAATGAATTAAATGTTGCAGGTCAAAAAGCTGTAAATACTTTAAAAAATGCAGGAATAGATTTAGACTTAGCACAACAAACAGGATCAGCATTTTTATCAAAAGCAAAAGCAATGCTAAATGACAATCCATTAACTGCTGGATTTCAACAAGCATTTGCTCAAAAACAAAAATCACAATTTAATAATGCAGTATTAAAAACTATTGGTGAAGATAGTCATGTAGCAGATGCAGCAACAATGGGAAAGGCTGCAGATAGAATTGATAATCAATTTAAATCTATATTAGAAAATAATAATTTAAATATTAATGACGATGTATTATCTAAAATTGGTGGCATACAAAAAGAATCTCATACATTTTTAGGTGACAAAAATCCTGTGTCTACTTTATCTAATGAAATTATTAATAGTGTTGATGAAAATGGTCAAATTTCTGGTCAAAAAGCATATGCAATTAAAAAACAATTAGACAGAGCATCAAGTTTACCTGACTCAACATTGGCTTATCATGCAAGACAATTAAGAGGTGCTGTAATGGATGCCTTTAATAATTCTTTAAGCAAAGAAGATCAAGAAGCATTTAAAACAGCTAGATTACAATTTAGAAATATGAAAATTATTGAAAACGCTATTGATAAATCAGGTAGCGGTGATATTAGTCCATCAATATTAGCAAATACAGTTGGAACAAAAGCTAATCGTGGTGCATCAATATATGGAAAAGGCGATCAAGCATTAATTAATTTAGCCCAATCAGGAAAACAAATTATTCCTGAAAAAATACCTAATTCAGGAACAGCTACTAGAATATTGGCTCATAATTTACCATTGTCTTTAGCTGGTGCAGGATATGGATTATATACAGGTGATTATAAAACTGCTGCAACAGGTGCATTAGGTGGTTTTGCAATTCCAAACATTATGCAAAAAGCAATAACAAATCCATCTGTAATAAATTATGGAACAAAAGGAATACAATCAAAAGCATTAAGAGAATTATTAAATGCTCCAAGTAATTTAGGAATGCAAAAAATACCAGCTTCTCAATTTACAGCTTATGAACTAAAACAAAAACCAGCAGAAAAGGATTAACATGAGTGTATTATTATCCCCAATAGGAAATGGAATAAACTTCCTAACAACCACAGGTCAGCCACTTAACGCTGGTCAGCTTTATACCTATCAAGCAGGTTCAAGCACGCCACTTACAACTTATAGTGATAATAATGGACTTTATCCTAATAGCAATCCTATTATTTTGGGAACTGACGGAAGGCTTCCTAATGAACTTTGGTTAACACAAAACTATTATTATAAATTTGTATTAGAAGATTCAAATAACAATTTAATAGCTACATACGATAACCTATACGGAATCCTTGCTACATCTAGCGGTGGTGGTTCTACAAGCGTTCCTAGTGGCGTTATTATGATGTGGTCAGGCTCTATTGGCTCTATTCCTAGTGGTTATTATTTATGTAATGGATCAAATGGAACACCTGATTTAAGAGATAGATTTATTGTAGGCGCTGGTAATCTTTATTCAGTAGCACAAACAGGTGGTAGTGCAGACGCTATTGTGGTATCACATACCCATACTGCAAATTCTGTAACATCAGTTACTGATCCTGGTCATAGCCATTCTATTCCATTATCACAAAACGTCAATTCTTATGGTTCTAACTCTGGTGGTGTAGGACCTGTTACACCTGGAAATGTAACTACAAATACAGCATTTACTGGTATTTCAGCTACAACCAATACAACAATCGCAGTAGCAGGTAACGCAGGAACAGGAGCTAACAACCCATTGTTCTATGCTCTCTGTTACATAATGAAGTCATAATCATGATTAAACATAATTTAAATGAAGTAGATCATAGATTAAGCACTCACGAAGAAATTTGTGCTTTACGTTATGAAGCAATCAATGCAAGATTAAAGCGTTTGGAACAGATTTTGCTTGGTGCAGTAGGCGCAGTTTTGTTATTATTATTAAGTAATCTTTTAAAATAAGGAGTTTATATGCAATTAATTAAAGATTTATGGGCTGTTGTTCAGTCAGTATTACAAGTAATTAAAACATTAGTAGGTTATGTAAGAGCAATTATTTTGGCTGTGGAAACACTCATTGGCAAAATTGCTCATAAGAAAGCAGAAGTTGCAGCACCTGTTGCTCAACCTGTAGAATCTACAACACCTGCTGTTCCTGCACCTGTAACCAATGAAAATGGCGCTACAACTACTGTAGCTCAATAATGAATTGGTTAGTTCAAATAGCGCCTACGATTGCTAGTGCGCTTGGTGGCCCATTAGCAGGCCTAGCTGTAACTGTATTATCTAAAGCTTTAAATGTAGCACCGCATGAAGTTAATGACATAATTCAGTCTAATAAACTTAATGCAGATCAAATAGCTCAAGTTAAAGTAGCAGAAATAGAATTACAACGCCAAGCTCAAGAGTTAGGATTAGACTTTGCTAAAATAGAAGTCGCTGACTCTGTATCTGCTCGTAATATGGAAATTACTACTAAATCCCATATTCCAGCAATATTAGCTTCAATTACAACTATCGGATTCTTTGGGATACTTACTTTGTTATTCTTTAATAAAGTTGATCCTACCAATAACGCTTTGATGATTATGTTGGGTTCATTAGGAACTGCATGGACTGGCGTTATATCTTTTTACTTTGGATCATCTCATGGCAGTCAATTAAAAGATCAAATGCTTTATCATTCAACACCTGAAAAACCAAGCGAAGAATGAACATAACCGAACATTTTACATTTGAGGAACTTTACGCATCTGAAATAGCGGATCGTAACCATATTGATAATACACCGACTGATCCTCAAGTATTAAATAATTTAAAAACAGTAGCTTTGAACCTTGAAAGCGTCAGGAGATTACTTGGCCATCCTATTCATATTAATAGCGCTTATCGCTGCCTACTTGTTAATGGAATGTTGGGAAGTAAACCGACTTCTGCTCACGTTAGGGGGTTGGCTGCTGACATCATTTGCCCTTCTTTCGGTAGCCCTGTGGATATTGTCAACGCTATTATTTCTAGTGGTATTCAATACGATCAAGTTATTTTGGAGTATGATAGATGGTGTCATATTGGATTTGCAGAAGAAGGCAAAGAACCAAGATTAGAACAATTAATTATTGATAAAGAAGGAACTAGACGTTATGGCAACTAAACCTACATATAAAGCAGAGAAACCAGCTATTCGTAGCGAATCTAAAGACTATATTGTTAAAAGAGTAAATGGTTTGGAAGAAGAATTAAAAAGACATGAAAAAATGGATTTATTAAAAGCTCATCCACTTCCTAATATGCGTAAAAAATGAAACAAGATCATTTTGACGCTATGTTGATGTTTGTTACTACAATGTGTTTAGTTAGCATACTTGGAGGCTGTTTAAAATTATGCCTCCAAGCATACGAATACGCATTATGTTACTTGCGTTAATTACTTAACAAATATTGACTTGCTTTAATTAACATTTCTGGATCGTCATTAAATTTACCTAAACCAGTATTACAATTAAAACATAATAATTTTCTTATTTTTCCAGTAGAGTGTTTATGATCTACTGATAAAGCAATAGGTTTGCCATTTCTAATATTGTCTTTTACATCTTTATTACAAATAGCACATTTATAATCTTGTTTTACCGCCAAATCATTATATTCATCTGGCGTTAAATTATATCTAGTCTTTAAATGATGTTTTTGACCAATACTCTTACGCCATTCTTTTGGTTGATTTTTTTCATATTCAATTATTTGAGCATTTCTTTTTTCTTTATTTTTTTTATACCATTCAGCATGATATTTTTTTAAATAAGCTTTTTTAGCTATTGGGTCTTTGTGGGGCATTTTGATACCTTTCAGTTTAAGGTCAGTAAATTAATAGGAACTACCAGTCGGTTACTGAAGCCGAGCATGACCGCTAAGTCATTCTGGTAGCAAGCCTAATTATAACAAATTAACGATTGCAAATATACATCGTAATCTCAAAGCCAAAACGCATTTCTTGAGCAACTGGTTTAGTCCACATAATTATTCCTTAATATAATGCAAGCAAAATAGCTTGTATATAAAATTATGTTCTTTTATATAAACAAAACCATCAGTAAAATCATTATTTATCTTTAAGCCTATCTGCAACCAATAAAGCATATCCAGCAATATCATCCCAATGATCTGCATGGTCATGGTTACCATAAATAATACGACTTAATTTAACTAAAATCATGTGTATGGCTTCTTTCTTATCAGCTTCCATGTTTTGATAA